TCAGTTCCCTCTATCTTATATTCCAAATTGCCATCTACTATTTGATAGATAAACTCTAGTCCATCAACTGTTGACTTAAACTTTTTGACCATAATAATCTCCTTATCTATTAATAATGCAATTTAGAGGTAACTAACATTTAGTGAGTCAATTCTTCAAATGCTTCCTCTGATAATGCAGTATAACCTTTTTCCTCACATTCTTTTAATCCTCTCTCAGATAGAAACTCAAAATCATATTCGATATAAATTAATCTTATTTCTATGGTATTATACTTATCACATATTCCAAGATTATATTTCTCTTGATTATCGTAGTAAAATTTCTTCTCATCATTTGTGAGTGAGTCAAAATTTCTATACATGATGTTTTTGAGTTTCATAATCAAAATAATTTTCTTATGACTCTATATTAGTTCATTAAGTCAACAAGTCAACAAAATGTGGACACTAATTAAACTGGCACATCACTACGTTGCCATGTTCGCCTCCCATATTATTGTATCATCATGTTTATTTTTTCTTCTTTTAATTAATTTTAGTTCATGCCAATTTGATTCATAACAGCATAGGCATACATGAATACGCTTATGTAGAAATGTAGTCAAATCACATTGGGGGCGAGGTTTAGTAGCGATCTCGATAGAGATATATCTCGCAGGCGTTTGCCAACCTTTTTTCTGTGTTGACTCATCAGCAACAAAATATACCCAACCTTTATGGACTTGTCCTAATTCTGTAGTCCATACTACATAGTCATTGACTCGTGGATTATAACCAACGCTCATTTTGTAGTGTCCACTTTGTAACATCTCGTAGTCTCTCAACTACAGTAACATCAGGTGTCCACCCTAAATCTAGCATTTTACTGCCGTCTAGTGCATAACGTAAGTCATGGCCTGGCCTTGATGAGTGAAAGTCAACCATTTCATATTTTAATTTCTTATCTTGTGCTTGAGCAATTATCTGGGCGAGTTTTAGATTATCTAACTCTTCAGCACCTACAACATTAAACTTAGGGCATTTAGCATTGCCCCATGTAGGGTCAAATTTACCTTCATAGTTGAGTAGAAACAATACAGCACTTGCAACATCATCAGCGTGTATATAGTGTCTTGAGCCAGGCGTAGTTCTAGTTTTGTCACTATGGATAGTGACCTTCTCATTATCTCGTATCTTACGAATACACATAGGTATAAACTTCTCTGGGTGTTGTCTCTCGCCAAATACATTCATAGTGTGAGTTATATAAACTGGTAGTTGATATGTATTCTCGTAGGCAACTGCTAACTCTTCTCCGCCTGCCTTGGTAGCACTATATGGATTTGTAGAATTATATCTATCATTCTCTTCATACTTGATACCATCAGGAGCTGGCCCAAATACCTCATCAGTACTAAAATATAAGAATCTTTCTAAATGATCTAGTGATCTGGCGAAGTCTAATATATTACAAGTACCCACTACATTATCCATCACAAATTCCATTGGATAATCAATACTTCTATCAACATGAGAGCCAGCAGCAAGGTGTAAAATATAATCTACCTTACCAATCTCTCGTCTTACGAGTGGATTTAATTCTGCCTTGAGATCATGCCAAACTACTTTTACTCTCTTCCTTTCATTAGGCGTACATTCATATTGTAGTATATCATTGAGACGATTGAGATTGCCACTATAATCAAGTCTATCAAGTGTGACTATATTCCAATCTGTTTGAGTTAGAATACGAGCAATCAAGTGGTGTGCTATAAATCCAGCACCACCAGTAATCAATGCAGTTTTCATTCGTTTGTTGTATCTTCTAAGATTTTGATAAAGAACCATTGATATGATTCATCATCGCCAAGGGAAAATTCCTCAAAGATAGCGTGTGCTTCATCATACATCTTTAAATCTACCAGTTCAGTTAATCTCTGACAATAGTAGTTTTCAATTAGAGTAATACACTTTTCTTTGGTTTTGTCCATGATTATGTATAAGAATTGGCGGAGGAAACAAAAACAAGGGGTATCCGACTCTTGAGTCGGTCACTGCATAGGAGGGACTCATTGACGTTGCCCTTGCCTTGTTTTGTTTCCTACTATCATTATAGAGCATCTAAGTCAGAATGGCGAGCCCTTTGTGACACTTTCTTTTCTGGCATAGGTGTGTACTCATAACCATACATTTGTAAGTAACCTTCAAATGATGAGTCTGGTACTTTGCCTTCCCAATACTCCTTCTCAGTATAAACCTTTTTAGTTTCAATTAATTTCTCAGTTTCTATCTCGTCACTCTCATCAGCATTTGTATGATGTGTAACTTCTTTTAAAGTTTTAAGATAATCTAAAACGTGTTGTCTTATTTCCATAAGTTGTTCATAACAACCTTGATTATGAGCACAACCACGCAAATCGTGGTCAGGTTTCATAACTGACTCTGTGAATAGAGATAATGCTCTATCATATTTGATAGCTGGTGTTTCTTCCCCAACTGAGGCTTGATCTTTCATTGTAGTAAGATAGTAATTTTACTAATTGCTATTGTCGCTAGAAAACATAACATAATTACAACATCAAATTGTTTATGTTTGATATAAAAGGGCATACAAATAACATCAGCAATAACGTGAATAATTGCACCATAGAGTGTTGATATATGTAGTATAACAAAATATGCAACAATAATCAAGCAAGAGCCAGTAATTCTACCAGCAACTAATAAATTCATTTAATTAATTGTTTACGATTGAAATAGCTGGTTCGCCTTTGTTGAATACAGTATCAACAACCGCTTCAACTTTGCGAGCAGTGCTAATTCCAACTTTGCTATAGACAGGTATGCAAACTAAACCAAACGTCTTTGTGGCGTCGCCTAGACGTATTACACGTCCAATAGTTTGACTAATACCTATGTAGTCCATACTTCTTAGAAATAGAACTGCTTCCAATCCATTGACATTGATACCTTCAGATAGAATACTATGATGTAATACAACAAACTTTTTAGTTGTATCTTTTCCCCAAGCATTAAGAGTATTAAAGAACTCTTCTCTATCAACCTTCTCGCCATCTACAATGGCGCCAGTTTTAGATGTGATAGTCAACCATGAATAACCACGCTCTGCTAACTCTTCAATGAAATCAGTTTGAGATAATAGAGCAATGATTTGTTTAGTTGACTTAGCACATATCAATACTTTATTCTTACATAGATTATCAATAGAGTCAATCATCTGTTCGCAATCACGCTCAGCAACTAACTCATCTTTATGTAGTATCCTTGATTGATAAACTTCAACTTTAGGTGGTAGAATGTAACCTTCTTTAACTAACTTAGGAGCAGGCACCTGACATATCACTTGACCATACTCTGGCCAGTTCATACCCGCCTTGATAGGCGAACGACTATGCTTTGGTGTAGCAGTAAAGAAGTAACATCTTTCAGCAAGATGAGAGAAGTGTTCGGTAGCAGGGAAAAAGTTTTTCTGAACTGAATTATGTGCCTCATCAAAATAGATAGTATCAACTTCAATATCACTCTCTTGTATCTTGTGTAGTGAATGATATGTTGTAAAGATTAGAATATTCTCTGTGCTGTTGTGATACCAGTATTCAAGTTGATCGGTCTTAGTTGTGCTGTTGTGATGTGTCTCTCCACTATGAACATGAATCACATCAACATCAGTAATATGCTCAAGAAACTCTGCTGATAATTGATTTGCAAGTAGAATACGAGGAGCAACAACCACAATAGCACGAACATCAACTGATCTGAATCTCTGTTCAGCATCATTGATCATACACATTGTCTTACCGCCACCAGTAGGAACAATGATTTGTCCTTTAGTGTGACGAAACATTGCTTGTACAGCTTTAAGTTGATGTGGTCTAAGTGTAAGAGTCATTCAAATAATAATCGTATATGTACATTATAATCAGACAGGGCGGTATAGCAACCACCCCATGTGACAGTAATTCAACTGGTTAGGTATTGTTTTTCGTATTCTAATAATTCTTCAGGCACGTCTAATATATTTGATTCGATTGGTT